TTGTGCATCCCCAAGCTCGGCCAGGTACTGCGGTTAGGCCAAACCAGACAGCGTCTTCTATGCCTTTCCTCTCGCCATCAGACACAAACTCCATATCGCACTTGACGTACAAGTGGCGGGGTAGATTTGCTGCGTGGGTCATTTCCAGCTAGGTCCAGTTAGCCAAGCCACCAACACCCAGCGCGTTCCCCATATTGGCGCACGCGCACGATGCTCAATGTAGGATGGAAACCAGCAACCAGCCCCTTGCTCGCGGATAAACTTCACATTGTCTATGTCAGCCTTAACTTGTAACCCACCTCCAATGTACTCGCTTGGTTCAGATAGATTGACTACTGCCGTCAACTTGCGATCCGATCCAGTATAGGTATCGAAGTGCCACCAGAACTGCTGGAGTGGATTGTACTTTAGAATCTGTAACTGTTGCATTCCAGTAACATCAAACCTCCAATGCTCTGCGTTGATGGCATCAGTCAGTTCCCGCATAATGTTATAAATCCAATTATTGTGTTTGGCGTATGGTATCCAGCATGAACTGCAAGTCCTGGCGAACGACCTGCGTGTAGTACCATCCTTCTTCAAGACAGTCGAACGCTTCATGCCAATCACTTCAGCATCTTGGCGTAGCATCTCGCACTGCGTCTTGGTTAGCACATACCGATCTACGGCTGCGGTTAAAACCTTCTGCTTGAACTCGCTCATTTGATTTCCTCCATCATTTCCAGCAACGCCTTGTTTAGTGCGTACTCAAAGCAAGCAACCTTGTCCTTGACAATATGCTGACGGCCAGCATCGGCCATAGCATTGAACAGATCATCGTCTACATCGACAAGAATCTTGACGGCCTCGTACTCCTTAACCTTGACCAGTTTAATACTTCTTCCTGTTTTTCTTTTCCTCATTTATCCAGTTCCTTTCTTATGATTTCGATTAACTTGAAGATCAAGTAACCAGCGCAATAGAGTGCCGACAAAGTAAGTGATGTGTAAAGGATAAAAGCAGAAATAACCCAAACGATGCCAGCAATATCAAGTAGGCAGAACATAATCGTTTTCCTTTAGTTTCCTCAGTAGCGTGCGATTATCAATTGCAACCCCGCTTGCTCTGCACCACCAAGAAACAACCCCCGTCTTGAAATCACGCAGTAGCTTCTGTACCTCGTGCGAGTTTTTATACTCCAAGGCATCGTTGAGTGGCACACCCTGGTGGTCCTTGATAATCTTCATACCCTTAACCATCCCTCGCTTGCGAAGCATCCTAAGATCGCGAATAGCCTGGAGCGCAACCTCACCAGCCAACTGCTGCAACCTCTCATCGTAGTCACCACGACATAGGTGGGTTGACCTCACCGACCCAGCTCCACCAACTTCGCTTCGTCAGCTTGAATCTGGCCAGCTAACTTAACCAGATCGTTTGATTGCCCAGCGTAATGAATAATCATAGCATCCTTGTAGCGGTCTAAACCAAAGTGCGACTCAACGCTGGTCATACAATTGAATGACGGGTCAAGCTCGGTTAACGGAATGTTCCATAGGTGCGCCATCACGTTGAACCAGGTCTGCTCTGCAAAGTGATTCGGGTGTAGACCAATCGGCGGCATTGAAAGTATACCAACGGCCTTGGTATGAACTACGAACACTCCAGTATTGACGTAGAACTTAGGCTCGATAACTCCGCCAAACGCAGCCGCCAGCTTAACCATATCTGGCTTGCGGTCTAAGAATGCTCCCTCATCAAAAGCGCAGAACACTCCAGCGTCTTCGGAAAGCTTCGGGCAATCGTTTGCAATCAGAACATCAGCGTCAACAAACGTGACCTGCTCGTATCCCTTCGTTGCCATAATGTTTCCAATAGCAGACTTTGAGTATTGGGCTGGGTGGGTCAGAGGCTTATCAAGCAGAATGAAGTCAACGCTGTGGCGTTTGCAGTACGCCTCCATGCGTGGCCTAGTCAAATCAATAATCTTCTTCCACTCTTCACCAAACGATTGCGTTACTAATGCTTGTTTCATTCCTTGGGATACCTATTGTTTCCTTCGTTATCACAGAACTTCTGGAACGATTCTTCAGTTTCTGGCTCATCGCTGTTGCTCGATTTATCTCCGTAGTTTGAGTAAAGCCAAGGACGAGGCTTGCTAAAAAACTCATCCCAATCTTTGTCTATTTCTTCTTGGTTCATAATCTTGGTACTTCCTTTCTTATTTGCGCTAACACGAACAGCGACCTTACCAGCGCGCGCTCAAGGTGGTCAATACTTGTTTCACCGTTATTATCTGGACAAGGTGTGGACTTGTGCAGTTGCATCTGCGCTGTGGCTAGGTGACGGATGGCTCGCGCAATATGGTAATCGTGAGTAGGCCGATCCTTAACCAACCAATCTCCATATGCAGACTTATCCGATCCTTTACCCATAACGCGCCACACAATCTCCTGCGCGGCGTTTCCCATCTCTTGGATCGTTGGTGCTGTCATTTGGCAAGATTCCTATAGAATTGGTCAAGCAATCCTTCAAGCCATAAGACATCGGCGGGGTCAATCATAACTTCATCCCAGGTGGAGTGTATCCCTTCACCCAAGCCCATACTTTCTGCATAGCGCAGAATGCGATACCAGCTTGGTAAAGCTCGTCTTCATCCCACACTTTAGTTGTCAGCTTGGTAGCATCGTTTGACGCTAGGACCACCGACACGCAGGCACACTTAGGATTCTCGCTTGCCGCGCGATATGCCCACAACTGCGCGCAATCTGTATCGTAGAACGGATCGTACTTGGGATTAACCTTACGGTTCTTTAGGTCGATGATAGCGTCACCAACACCGCGTAGCTTGACGTAGGCATCACACCTTCCCGCATAGCCTGCGCCGACAAGACCCTTTTCGCACCAATACGTTTTCTCGACATTTTTACTTGCCCATTCTCTAAATGTTTCGATGTAAGGTTTAAGGATTTCATCTGTGGAGCAAGCTCGTTCCAGAAGGATGTTTTCCATTTCGGTATGCATCCTCGTGCCGTGTTCCGCTGCTTTGGTTGTTGACTCTCTTGAGTCCTTGACGATCCTTTTCGCATAAGCTTCTAGCGTTTCATCTGCCTCCTTCGGAAGCGTGAGCGAGGACATAATGGCCTGCTCAATCTTCCACGCCGTCAATTGCGGCTTATCCATAATGCCAAGCACGCTGGTTACGGATGGGTACAATCCCATCTGGCGCGCATCGGCTACGGTTGTGTTTCTTTCTTTTCCGTTCTTGCCAATCACAACGTGGGCGGATTCACCCTCGGCTGTGTACCAATGCCCCGCCTGGTCAGTAGCGACCAGACGGGAATTGGTAGGCTCTTTCGCTGTGATTGTAAGAGCCATACAATTTAGAACGGAACTTGGTTGCCGTCTGCGTCAAGCTCGACCTTAGTGGCCGTGGACTTGCCAGCAGCGGTAGCAAACTCTTTGGAGGCACGGATTTTTTCCTGCAACCAATCGGGCATATCGTTAAACTGCCCACCTTCGCCCTGCTCGATCTCATAATAGAGTTGATCGTTGGTGGTTGTAGCTGGTGCTTTCATTCCCTTGGGGAGTTTGGATGCACCTGCGATTGCACAGTATTGCCGACCCTGCTGGCTAGTCTTGTGGATCAGCGTGAGCATAGCTGGCTTGCCCAATAGGTTCTTTAAGCTGAAAGCCTGGAGTTCCTTTGATGTGAAGGTTTGACCGCGCCATTGTTCGAGAAGCTTGCGTAGGCTTGCTTTCTCTCCAAGGCTGCGGGTCTGCTCGATGGAAACAACCATAGGCTTCTGGACTGTGGTTCGTTTGCCATTCTCCTCTACCTCAAACTCATCAGTCTGATCGGGTAACTCAAATGTCAAGCGGACTTTAGGTGTCCACTTCTCTTGGTTGTCCCAGTTCGTTTTCTGATGGCCTAGATCGACTAGGCTGTAGAGAACGCCTACGGTTGCGCCAGCTTCGGGCAACTTGCGTTCTTGTTTTGCTGATTCACTTAATGTCAATGCCATTGTAGTATCTCCTTTATTTATTTATTTGGGTTTGTTGTTGTTGGGGTAAGGTCTTCAAAAGCTGGTGATTTAACGTAAAAGCCTTGGGCAATAGTCGCGGTCTTTGCATACTCGATAGTCACATTGGCAGGCGCGATCTGTCGAGCTAATTCGCACACGCTGTCGGCGGTCAATATGACTAGCCACTCTTTGCGTCCATTACGCCTAAAAAATACAGCTGGGATCTTGCCTGCTGGACAATCCCGCTTGGACTGCTCCATCCACTCTTCGGGTTTGAGGGCTTGGCATCGTTTGCCTTCAATATGGAAAGGGAAATTCTCGCAAACCACATCACCGCTACCACCCTCTGGATTGCCTGCGTACTGCTGGGTGCGCCTGGCCTTCTGCCAGCCCTGCTCCCGTAGATAATTTGCTAACTCACGCTCACCCGCCGCACCCTTTGCCCTGCTGTTGATTTTGCCCATCCATCGGTTTTAGGCAAAACCTCCTGCGCGGTCGATAAATTAGTTAGTTCCTCCAAGTCTTATTAGCGTGGCTAATATCCTCATTAAATCTTCTAATCATTGCCATCATAGTCAGTTTCTCCACGATCTTCTTGTTTTGCTTAACCCAAGCCACAGCCTCATCGAAGGATTCTGTATCCTTCAGCCCAGCCTCAAACTTAGCCCAAGCCTCTTTCTCGTTCACAGATTCTTAAATACACGCCAACCGCCACCTGTCGATGGGCAAAGCTTAGTTGTTACCGATCTGCACTTGGCGATTGGCAACAGCCAGAATAGGTCATCATTCATGCCCCAGCAGGCAACGTAATCCACGCCACTGATGGCTCGCTTGGGGATATTGAAGCCATTGCCAGCTGAAGTAGTAAACCTATACTTGGTGCGTCCAGGCTCTACGGCTTGAGCAGTCTTGACTTGAATGCGGTAAAACTTGTTACCCTTCTCCGCGACCACATCGTACCCAGCAAAATCCTCGTAGGGCGTAAGCACATTGTACCCGCACCGTAGCAACGCTCCAGTAACGCGAGCTACCCCAACTGCTCCAACTTGGCGTGATGATAATTTCATGCTTGACGGCTTTCGGTTTGTGCTAGAGACTTTTTACATGAAAGCAATAACAATGATAACACTGACGGCGATGCTGATGGCATCGGTGATGGCGGAAGAACTCGATGATGTATCTGGTGGAGTTTATGATTCTGGCTCGGCTGTGTTTAGTGGTGGCAAAGGATTGGCAATTACACAACACGGCTTGTTGGTTGAGGATGGGATTCTTACCCTAACTCCAAAAGGCACTATAGCTCGTTGTGGTGATGTTTATTATGGGAATGGTCAAATTATGACCAAAAGCAATTTCTTGTTTTATGGTTCACAAGGAATGAAAGTTCAAGACGGAAATTATTATGCTGGGAAATCTGGTTCGACATATATTTTCTCAAATAATGAATCAGAATAATTAACCTTGCCCAAATACTGATAATCTATTCCTAATCCTAGCCTCTAGGCCAGGAATGAATTTCTTTCTGTTTGGATCAAGTTCTGCTTTTCGATACTCATCTTGCAGTTGAGCATCGCTAGCCGCGCGCATCAATGCCCTTGGCTCAACTTGGTTAATTGCTGCTAGAGTTTTAGGTCCAAAACCACCGTCAACAGCAACTTTTTGACCAAGGGCATTCAGACCCTCTTGAATGTACTTCGTTGCGCCGCCCAGCCCACGATTAAACGCGAGATCCTGCGTGAACGGCTGGAGTGGTTGTGGTAGTTTTTCAACGAGTGGAGATGTATATCCTTGGATATACTCTGCGGCTGCCCTTGCCCGTTCTTGTGCTGGCAACGATGAGATGACTTGGAACGCCTTTGGGTGGTATCGGTCATTGATTCCAGCTACTTCATATTTCCCACCCATATCACCAGATGGCAACTTATAAACCATTGGATAGCCTTGTGCATCTTTCCTAGCCTCCCAATCTACTGTTTGCATCGGCAATGGAAGTTGGCCTTGTTCTTGTTGCGAAGTTACTGGTCTTGCGTATTCACTCATAGGTTCAATGCTGGGTACTTGTTGTTGCTGTTGTTGCGGTGTAATTGCAGTTTGAGCTAGCTCTCTGCGAATAGAGTCATCGCGCATTCTTGACTCCAGACCAGTTTGGCGAGATGCCGATCCGCTAATGTCGAAACGCGCCATTATCGTTTAATCCTTCTGGCAATCTCTTCTTTTTTTAACTGCGCTGCAATTTCGGCAAGGTCTTCATCCTTATCATTTCTTGCGATGGCGGTTAAGTTTGATATTGCGGCAGGTATTGCGCTAGTTGGTATTTCTGAATTTCTTGCAAGCCAACTTACAAACTTTGGATTTATGAAGGCTCGGCCAAGTGCATTACCACCAAGAGCAACTGCTGCAATTCCAGTAACAATTCCGTATTTTCCAGCACCAAGAGATCCAGCAGTAGCAAGATAGGTCATTGTCTGTGTTCCGCCAACAGCAGTTCCAGATGGATTTGCAAGCACCCTTGATCCTTCTCTAATCTTAGCAGCAGTCTCAGCAATTTTCTGCATATCACGCTGGTATTTGCTTCCAAATCTTCCAAATAGCGTACTCCTAGCCTCTGGACTTAATCTGTTCCAATTTGTTAAAAATCTTTCTGTGCTAAAAATATCCCCAGCCTCATCTTGTTGCCCTGGCAACGCTCTTCCCATTCTTGATATAAACGAAGAGGCAACCGCTTTTTGCTCTTGTTCGGGTATGCTTTGCATAACAGTGCGTAATCTTGTTGCCCCTATATCCGAACCCTCAAATGCTGCTCTAAAAATCTTTTCTGGCTCGTTCTTGTTTATGAAGCTTTGAAGCTTTTCCATTCTCGAATGCAATGCGCGAGTATATTTATTTGCTCTATTGAACGCATTTACAGCCTTCGGACCAGCCTCTTCTGCTGCTGCCTTCAAGTCTTCCGTTAGCGCGCCATAAATCTTTTTATATTGGCCTTGTGAAACTGTTGACATTAACTGAACCGAGCTAAGTTTCTCGCCAATTTTAGATCGCAATCCTTTTAACGCAGAAAACGGAATATCTCCCTCTGCGTTTAACAAGTCAGCCTCTAAATCACCCTTGAGAGCACCAATTTCTTGGCTCATTATAAGTTGATTTCTTGATAGTGCTGGCGCGCCCTCAATTGGCCTTGAAAGTTGTTCCAGTGCGGAGTATGTGTTGCTCGCCTTAACTGGCTTAACTTTTGGTATGACTGTGTCTAAATTATTGTATAATCCGCTTTCAACTGATCTTGCTCTCGGAAGGAACACATCCTCAACGCCTCTCTGTATTCCAGCACCAGCAATTGTAGGCTCTTTTACCCTAGACAACTCTTCGGCAATTTGTTTTGTTTTAGCACCTATTTCTGCTTGCTGGCTTACAGCTTTTTCCCTCATCATGGAAACAGAGCCTGGAAGCCTTCCAATCGTTGTTTCAAGACCTTGTATCACACCGCTACCAGTTGCTTGCCCAGCAGATGGCGTTGTTCCAGCAGCCGCAAAAGACTCAATATTTCTGCGTATTTCTTCTTGGCTTGCTCTTGCTCTGCCAAGCTGACGCAAAGATGCCTCTCCGATAGGACCAGCAGTTGGAACGATTGCGCCAGCCAATCCAGCCGCAGCTTGACCAACTGGGCCTGCACCAGCTTGTTCCGCAAGGCTAGAGCCTATTGCGCTGGTAATTCCAGATGCAGTCTGCATAGCTGGACGTTCTGTTAAAACTTGACCAACTCCACGCAATACTGGCGAGACAGCCTGCGTTGCCAATTTGCCAGCAGCCATTCCACCACCCATTCCAGTTGTTGCCTCGATAATATTAGAGCGCATCCTTTCGCCAGCAGTTACTGGACGGGGCAATCCAATGTCTGTCTTTATTTCATCCAGAAGTTCGCCAAGAGGCTTTCCTTGCCCAGTTAATGATGAATATACCCTAGATCCAATATCTGTAAGAAGACCAGCCGTAGCACCAACCGCTGCTCCAGGGAGCGCGCCGACCCCACCGAGCGTTGCACCAATTCCAGCACCAGTAGCAGCACCAACTGTGATTGGGTTAATTGCAGCCCTTGCAGTAAGACCAGTTTCCCTTGCTAATGCCTCACCAACTCCTTGAGGTTGTACGGCGGATTTGGCTTCAGAATAATCGCTGATTACTTGTTCAGCTATTCTGTCTTGTTCTGCTTCGGAGAGATTGTCGGGTACTTCAATCTTCCCTATATTCTCAATCTCTATAAAGGCCATTACTTAACTCGTATTACTTTTCCAGTCGCTGGATCAGTTGCATATTTACCAACCACTCCAGTTGCTCCTTTGGTGGCTTGGCTTGGTTGAGCAGTTCCAGCATCAGATCCACCACCAATTTGAAGTGACTGAGGAATGTCGAATCCAGCCTCTTGATAGGCTTGTAATTTATCAAGATATTCTCTTCTGCGTTGCGATGAAAATGATTCAAGTCTTTGCTTGTAATCTCCAGTATACGGATCTCCAATTTCTTGTAAAAATCTTTCTGCTTCAGATGGCGTTACCGCTGCTCCAGCGCGTGCTTTCAAAATTTGATTTCTCACGCCAGCATACGCTTGATTCATTGTCGTGAAGTCTGGACTCATTCCTAAGTAAGACTTGCCAGCTTCAATCCGTCCAGAAATTGGACCATAAAGATTTTCGCTAGTTGTTTCAAGTGCCTTTGCTCCTAGTTGGACAAGGTTCTTAAACTCAACAAGATCCTCGGCTTGTTTGATTGGCAACTTCTTAAAGTTTTCTTTGGCATTCTTGAATTGAATGTCGCGCATTGCTCTTAATGCATCAGCACCGTATTTATCTCCAGCTTGTTCTGCTTGGTCAATATCTTGATTGATTTTTGCCAATCTTTGTGCGCCCATTTGAGTGCGGCGCGTCATTACATCATTTACTTGCTCTTCTGGTATAACTGTTGGGATTGCCCCAATTCCTTCAACTTGTCTAGTTCCCCCAAGTTCACCAGCCCTAGCGTAAGCAGCAGCTTTTTGACCAGTTGTTGCGTTTGGATCTTGCAAAACTTGCAGTGATGCATCTATGGCCTCACCACGCTTAATTGGGTCTTCTTTGTCTATTGCCAACTGTACGAGTCTTGACCTTAAAGCACGCTCTTGTGCCTCTGATTCTCGAAGCTTTTTAGTTTCTGGACCTTCAATATTAAAACTTAACCCCATATTTATCTCCTATTTGCTGAATGAAAAGCTTGGTAATAGCGATCCAATACCAGAAGCAATTGCCCCAAACTGTTGCGCGCCACTTGGCTGACTTGCAAGCGCACCAACCTGCGCACCATACGTTTTTGCTGAGTAATCCGCCAACGTATTATAAATGCTCGCCGCATTCTGTGCGCCAATAAACCCAGCGTTAGGATTAACATACGCATAAGGATTAGCGGCTGAAGGAGTGGCTTGGAAGCCACCAGTAGCTTGAGGAGCAGAGGCAGCAAGGTAGTTGTTAAGCATAGCCTGCTGTGTGCCTAGCCGCTGTGAGGCGAGGTTGTACAGCGTAGGACCGCTGGCAATAAAGCCTTGAGCAGCACCCAAGCGGGATTGAGTAAGTGCGTTACGCAATCCAACGTCACGCGCAATTGCGTCTGACATACTTTGACCAGAAGCCAAGAATCCTTGAGCTGCACCAAGGCGAGCCTGTAACCTTTGCTCGCCAGCCAATCCCGTTGTGACTGCTTCCTCTACGGCTGGAGCGACTCCAAAGATATTTCCTCTGGCAGTTTGTGCGGCTCTTGCGGCCTGCTGATATTGCCTCTGTTCTTCCGCACCAAGTTGTGAACCTAGCGCAACCTGACCAGCAATCCGTTGTTCAACATCACGCCTAAAGGCTTCTGTCTCTGGGCTGGTCGTTGCCTCAAGCGGAGTCTCGGCCATCGTCTGGTACTGCTTGGCAAGGCCACGGACGGTTGCTCCGATTGTTGGGTCAATCTGTTCAATTTGCGCTAGGGTGCGCTCCTCTGGAAGGCGGAAAGATTCTCGGACTTGAGCAATTGCTCTGCTCGCTTGTTCTCCAGATACTGCTGTATAGTTTTCGTAAAGATTCTTTGCCTGCAAAGTATCCTTAGTTACTTGAGATAGCTGAGTTTTTAGATCATCAATTTGTTTTGTGGCTGAAACTTTTTGCTGTCCAGTTAGGCTTGGGAGCATTACCTCGGCTTGTTTAATTCTTGATTGAAGATCAACCGTTGTCGCTTGACCAAGTTCATACAATTTTTTGTACTCACCAAGCCTAGCCTTATTGATGTCATCAATAATTTGTTGGTCTGTAACTTGAGAGTTTAGTTTATACGCAATGTCTCCAGTGCTGAAAATTCTATCACTAGATAGCGCAGACAAACCGCTGGTAACTTGGCCTACTCGCTCGTCAGTCTTTGCAACAATGTTAGCTATGTTTGATGGTACTGCCCTAGAGAGTGAGTTAATAACCTCTGGAGCTTGCTGGTTCGCTGTATTGATTAAGCGAGATAAAGCATCCTCTTCAATAACCAGCCTTGCTCTTGCGTTTTCCTGCTCCTTTCCACGGAGAGATGAAACTCTGCCTTTTTGTGTTTCTACAAGTTGTTTTTGATTGTCTACTGAGTTAATTGCCGATTGAACATCGTCAACATATTGTATTAATTTTGCACTCTCTGGTGATAAGTCTTTTGAGTAATAATCTTTTAGCTGTCTTGAATAAGAAGATAGTTTATTCTTTTGTTCGGAAGAAATATTTTCAACACCGCGCAGTTTTGCTTCTGAAAATTCTACAAAATAATTGTTTACAGCATCTGTAAAATTTTGAGGATTGCTTACTATGCTTTGTTGTTTGTATTTATTGTAAACTGATTCTTGTAGTGCATTTAAGCTATTATTTTTTATATTGGAAGAATATGCGTTTGCAACTTTTTCGTAATTTTCCAATTTTTCTGCTGGAGTTACAGCATTTGTATTAATTCCAATTCTGTTTTGTTCTGCAATACCAGCATTTTCCTTGATAGAGTTGGAATACTTTTCGGCTTCAGCCTTTGATTCGAAAAATTTAGCAGTTGAATTATCAAGCCAATCGCCACTCCAATCATACCAAGGTCGCCCAGGTTTTGTTGGATTTGGAAGTCCCTGCTTGAGCATAAAGTCATAATATTGTCTGTGGATATCATTTCCCCAATATGCGCTAGGGTTTGGTAGGTCTATAATTCTACCAGTGCTTTTCTCTACGAATCCTCTGTAGGAACTCATTAGATAAATTGTCCCATTTGAGATTGACCCAAGTAATCACCTAAAGGCTTTCCAGCAGATTGTTGTACATTTTGCGGTACTGCACCCATTGGCGATTGTCCATAAAGTCTAGCAAACTGCAATGCTGCCTGCTGACCTAAACCACGCTGGGTTGCGAAAGCTTCTGGAGCCATCTCAAACTGACGGCGCATAGCCTCAAGCGAGCGTTGTGGTCCAAGCTCGCGCTCAACCTGCAAGCCAGCCTGCACTGATCGCTGTAAGTCTAGCGCAGACATTTGCCGTTCCAGTTCACGCTGGCGGGGGGAATACTTCTCACGCAAGCTTTGCTCTAAGGCAGCAATTTCTGGTTGTTTTTGAATGTATGTTTCTAGCGATGAGCGATAGAAAATATCGTTAGCCCTTGCCGCCTCAAGTGGATCGGGCGGAGGAGGTGGTGCTGGGATAGAAGGTGATCCACCCACGGCGTTAAACCCTAGCCTTTCGCATAAATGTCATATAGTCGTAACTCCTTGGTTTACCAGAACGATTAAAAGTGATCCGCTTGCGAGGACCAAAACGTTGCCAAAGCAACAACAGCAAGCACCTTAAGGATTTAGCACCTTTTGAGGAGATAGTCAAATCAACAAACACATTCTCACCATCCTCGCTATGCACATAATGGTCAGGCTTTTGCCCATCCTTTACGCACCTAGCCAGAGCCACCCCAGCAATACCATCCTCATCCCTAACAATACCGACCATCCCCTGCTTCTCAAACCATCCGAACCAATCAGCCAGGTTAGGCCACATAGCCTCTGGAACGCCACTTTCCTCAATATACTCAACAGCTGTCATATATTCTTTTGCACCTCAATGGTATCTGGGTTTGCGGCAAGCATAATTTGCTTAATGGAAAGCTTCCTAGCTGGAGCTTCCATCTTGAACTTCATATTACGCCACTTCTGATAAGACCTAAGACTATCAGCCCTAAAGTTGTAGGTCTGAGCCGAAAGCGTGGCTGGGAGTGTAAATGGCAGGGTCAATCCTCCTGGTGTCGACGTGTCAACGCTTGTACCAATTGTGACATACTGAGAATCTGTTTCCCGCTTCATCCCTATTGTGCATCCAGTAGCCGTGGAATAATAAAACTCCATCTCATAATGCGACCCGTACTTCTTTGAAATCCTGTCGTCAAAATCATAAGCCTTTGTAACAACGTAGGACGAATAGGAAGTGCCGTAGTCCTTAAACTCGGTATTGCCATCACCCTGCAGGTCTGGATCAAGGTAATCGTAAAGATGCCCAACCTGCCCTGTAGGACTACCAATCGCAAGCTTTACGCAGTTTGTGGAGTACCCGCCAGAGAAGTTGGTCTTGGTCATTGCGCTTGCGGCTATAGACCACAATCCCTCAAACGATCCAAACAGCGTGTTGTAAACAAGCACATAATTGCAGGTTGTCGAGTTGTCCAGAGGAAGAGCCAGATAATACCTGTTATTGTGGAACGCTGCATTGGCAGAGCTAATATAGCCCCTATTTATTCTTGCTATTACATTCTTGACCTGCTCGGTAAGGGTTGGGCCTACTGTATAAAAATCATCGGCTGCTGACCTTACTACGCTTCTTATTCCATCATTAGACAGGAATAATACATCCTTGTTTGTAAAGATTGCAGACCCAGAGGCTTGACATCCAATCTTGTCGTTAATCAACCTTACAGTCCAGCCAGCAGCAGTTGTTGCTGTGGGGTCGACAGTAACCAAGTAAATCTTGTTTGGCTTGAAAACAAGCAATTCAAAGTCAAAGAATGGCTGGATGGCAATAATGTCTTCGCCGTCATTGCCTCCGACAACAATTGTATTGGTTGTTTTCCATACTTCAGCATCAAGAATGTCTGACGCATAAAGCGTGTTTCGGTTTGCTCCAGTTCCTACGGCAAACAAGCGATTAGTAAACTGGCGAACAAGTCTAAGGCCAGAAGGCGCGAGAGCAGAAACGCTCGCTGTGGCTGTCGCGCTAGATCCACCCCCGCCAGTAATTGTAACCGTAGGTGCTGAAGTGTATCCCGAACCAGCGTTTGTCACGGTAATGGCCGATACCTTATTTGACACAACTGTTGCAACCGCTGTGGCTGTTGTTCCGTAGGTTAGGCTGGGCGCGCTAATTGTTACTGTTGGTGTTGATGTATATCCTGTTCCATCATTTGTAACTGTAATAGAAAGAACGCTTGTTCCCTGTCTGTAATAACTTGTTCCATCAGTAAAGGATAGATTGCTTGCCCCGTCAGTATAATAGAGCTTGTTGTTA